AGGTATAATAAAATAAAATTAAAGAAAGGCTTGGATTACCAAGCCTTCTTTTTTATATTTACTAAAAATAAAAGTTATATGAGTATAGATCCAACCCTCCAAATTAAACGAGTTAAATCACCTGATGGTATTATTCGTTACATCAAAGATAAAAAATTACACAACCCTGATGGTCCAGCAGTATTATATCCTGATGGTAAGGAAGAGTATTATTTAAATGGTATTTTATATACTCAAGATGCTCATAAAAAAGCAAAAAAAGATACTACTGGTCTTCCATGGTATAAAAATGGTTCAACTAAAACAAGACATTAATTATGAAAATAGGTTTTTGTGGTACAGTAAGTGTAGGTAAAACTACATTAGTAAATTCATTAAAAGAATTACCTGAATTTAAACATTATAATTTTGCCACAGAACGTAGTAAATATTTACGTGATTTAGGAATACCTTTAAATACAGATAGTACATTAAAAGGACAAACAATATTCTTAGCAGAAAGATGTAGTGAATTACTTCGTACAAATATTGTAACTGATAGAACTATAATTGATGTAATGGCATTTACATTTAATGCTCAATCAATTAGTACAGTTGATAAACACGAATTTGAACAATATGCTTCTCGCTTTATTGAGGAGTATGATTGGATATTTTATGTTAGTCCTGCCGGAGTAGAAATAGAAGACAATAATGTACGTACTACTGACGCTGTTTACCGTACTCAAATAGACCAAACAATCAAACACCTATATTCAGAATATTTATGGAGAATTAAAAACTTTGGTATTATTGCTGGTTCTAACGAAGATAGACTGAAACAAATAAAATCTTATCTAAATATATAATATTTATAACAAAACTTATTTAGATGAAACGTAACGAATTATACAAATACATTAAAACTGAAATTATAAACGAATTAAGTTTAGCAGAAGATACAGCTTTAGTAACTTCTAAAGCTGGCACAAAATCTGTTTCTTTTACAAATCCAAATGATTTAAATGCTTTAAAAACTGACTCTAATGTTAGTTCTATTACTACAACATCTGGTAAAAAAATAAAAGAAGCTGAATCCTCAGAAATAAGCCGTAAAGAAAAAGGATTAAATGAAATGTCACCACGTCCTAGATCTATTATTAAAAAAGGTGATAATTTTGATGAAGCTTTAGAATTATATGATGAGAATACTATTGAAGGTCAAATGTTAAAAATAATAGATGAAGCAGGTGAAGAAGGTATCTCACAAGAACCTTTAGCTCAAAAATTAGGTATTAACGCTACTTCTCTTAATCCACGCATTAATGAATTTATTTCAGCTAAAGCTTTAGCCAAGCCAACTATTAAAACTGCTCCCTCAGAAGAACCAGAAGATGAAGATTTTGATGAGGAAGAATTTATCGAAAAAGATGAAGAAGAAACAGAATACACTGATAAAGGTGAAGAAGAAACTGAACCTAAATTCGATGAAAAAGAAGCAGATAAAGAAGCATCAGTATCAGCTGAAAAAGAAAAAGGAGAAGAATTTGATAAAGAAGAAGTAGAAAAAGTAAATAAAGCTAGAGAAATTTTAATTAAAAAAAGAGATAAAATTTTAGCTGCTGATGAAAATGATGATGAAGCTACTTATAAAAAAGAAATGGATCTTTTAAAAATATATGTTAAAAATAATAAAGATACTATTAAAAAAGGTAAACTAACAGATATTATATCAAGCATAATTAATGTTAAATAAACTAAAAAATAATTTCCTCTTTATTGTAATTATTGTATTAATTATCATAATTTTATTGCAAAAATGTGGGGGTAAAAATATAGATACCCCCACTATTATCACTAAAATAGATACTACATACATTACTGTCAATAAAGAAATTCCAACATATGTTCCTAAGTGGAAAACTAGAGTAGAACATGATTTTATTCATGATACTATTACTAAGATAGACACAGCATATGTTTTGGGAGATTATTATTCAACTTATATTTACCAAGATTCATTAATAACTGATACTTTAAAACTTCATATTAATGATTCTATTTCAAAAAATAAAATTAAATCAAGAAGTATAAAATACCAATTAACATATCCTGTAATAACTGTTACTAATACTATTATAGAAAAAAAACATGAACTATATTATGGATTAAGTTTAGCAGGTGGTAAAGAAGGTTTAAATAGTTTTGGTCCCGAATTACTATTAAGAACCAAAAACAAATCAGCTTATGGTTTAGGAGTTGGAATAAGTGGAAACTTCCAACCCGTAATAAGCTTTAAAATGTATTGGAAAATAGGAAAAAAATAAATGTCTCAAGATCTCAAACAAATAATAAGAGAAGAATACATCAAATGTGCTCAAGACCCAGCGCATTTTATGAAAAAATATTGCCACATTCAACATCCAACTCGTGGTAGAATTATCTTTAATTTATATCCATTTCAAGGTAAAGTATTAAATTTATGGAGAGATAATCCATATTCTATTGTACTTAAATCACGCCAATTAGGTATATCAACTTTAGCAGCAGGTTATTCTTTATGGTTAATGTTATTTCATAAAGACAAAAACGTGTTATGTATAGCAACTAAAGTAGACACAGCTAAAAACATGGTTACTAAGGTAAGATTTATGTACGATAATCTTCCTTCATGGCTTAAAGGATCTAAACCATTAGAAGATAATAAATTATCTTTTAAATTACCAAATGGTTCTCAAATTAAAGCAGTATCAGCAGCTGGTGATTCAGGTCGATCAGAAGCTGTTTCTTTACTAATAATAGATGAGGCTGCTTTTATTGAAAATATAGGTGAAATATGGGCTTCAGCTCAACAAACCTTAGCTACTGGTGGTGGAGCAGTTGTATTATCTACACCTTATGGTACAGGTAATTGGTTTCATCAGACGTGGGTAAGAGCAGAAGCTCAAGAAAATGATTTTCTTCCAATTAAATTACCTTGGTATGTTCATCCTGAAAGAGATGAAGCATGGAGAAAAAAACAAGATGATTTATTACAAGATCCTAGACTAGCAGCCCAAGAATGTGATTGTGATTTTAGCACATCTGGAGATGTAGTTTATTACCCAGAACATCTAGAATATTATTCAACTACACATGTAGTAGAACCTATGGAAAGAAGAGGTGTTGATAGAAATTTATGGATTTGGGAATCGCCTGACTATACTAGAAGTTATATGGTTGTAGCTGACGTAGCTAGAGGAGACGGAAAAGATTATTCAGCATTTCATATTTTTGATTTAGAAACTAATGCTCAAGTAGCTGAATATAAAAGTCAATTACCTCCAAAAGAATTTGGTTATTTACTTTGTGGTATAGCTACTGAATATAATGAAGCGTTACTTGTAGTTGAAAATGCTAATATAGGTTGGTCAACATTAGATGCTATATTAGAAAGAGGATATAGAAATCTTTATTATTCATCTAAAAGTGACACTGTAACTTCTGATTCGTATCTTAGTAAATATGATGATATATCAAAAATGACACCAGGTTTTACTATGTCATTAAGAACTCGTCCATTAGTAGTAAATAAAGGAAGAGAATATCTAGGTGATCATAGTGTTATTATTCGTTCAAAACGTTTAATTGAAGAAATGAAAGTATTCATTTGGAAAAACGGTAGAGCTGAAGCACAATCTGGATACAATGATGATTTAGTTATGTCATTTAATATAGGAATGTATGTTAGAGATACAGCATTAAAATACAGACAACAAGGAATAGAATTAACAAAAGCAACTTTAAACAATATACAAAAACCATCTCAATATCAAGGAGCTTATTTCGCATCAGGAACAGATAATCCATACTCAATGAAAACACCTGATGGAAATGAAGATATTAGTTGGTTATTATAAAACAAAATAAAATGGCAGATATAAGTGTATTTACTCGATTAAAACGACTATTCTCAACAGATGTTATAATTCGTAACGAAGGTGGAAACCAACTTAAAGTTATGGATACTGACTCTATTCAAAGAAGTGGTGAATATCAAACTAATTCTATAGCAGATAGATATAACAGAATATATTCCGCAAATGCTACCTCACTTTATGGTCAACAGTTAAATGTTAACTACCAATATCTAAGAGCACAACTATATTCAGATTATGATGTAATGGATACTGATGCTATTATAGCTTCAGCTTTAGATATTATTTCAGATGAATGTTCATTAAAAAATGAAATGGGTGAAGTGCTTCAAATCCGTAGTTCAGATGAAGATGTACAGAAAATTCTTTATAATTTATTTTATGATGTTTTAAATATAGAATTCAATTTATGGTCTTGGACTAGACAAATGTGTAAATATGGAGATTTTTTCTTAAAATTAGAAATCGCAGAAAAATTTGGTGTGTATAATGTTATACCTTATACTGCTTACCATATTATGCGTCAAGAAAATTATGATCCACAAAATCCAACAGCAATAAGATATAGATTTAGTCCTGATGGATATGTTGGTGGTACTGGTGGATATACTGTTCCAAACCAAAAACAAGACGATACAAGTGGAGTGTATTTTGATAATTATGAAATGGCTCACTTCCGTTTATTAACTGATGTTAACTATTTACCTTATGGTCGTTCATATTTAGAACCTGCCCGTAAATTATTTAAACAATACGTGTTAATGGAAGACGCTATGTTAATTCATAGAATATCCCGAGCCCCAGAAAAACGCATTTTTTATATAAATGTTGGTTCTATTCCTCCAAATGAAGTAGAAAACTTTATGAAGAAGACAATCACAACAATGAAAAAAACACCTTATATTGACCAACAAACAGGTGAATATAATTTAAAATATAACATGCAAAACATGTTAGAAGATTTTTATATTCCTGTTCGTGGTAATGATAGTGCTACTAAAATTGAAACTACTAAAGGTTTAGAATACAATGGTATTGAAGATGTAAATTATTTAAGAGATAAATTATTTGCTGCTTTAAAAGTACCTAAAGCGTTCATGGGTTATGAAAAAGATTTGACCGGTAAAGCAACATTAGCCGCTGAAGATATCCGTTTCGCTCGTACAATTGATAGAATCCAACGTATATTATTATCTGAATTATATAAAATAGCTTTAGTACATTTATATACTCAAGGATATAGAGGTGAAACTTTAACTAATTTTGAAATTTCATTAACTACTCCATCTATCATTTATGATCAAGAACGTATCATGCTAATGAAAGAAAAAGTTGATTTAGCTAAAAATATAATGGAAGCCCAATTACTACCTACAGATTGGATTTACCACAACATATTCCATTTCAGCGAAGATCAATATGATGAGTATAGAGATTTAATTTTACAAGATGCTAAACGTAAATTTAGATTAGCTCAAGTAACTGAAGAAGGAAACGACCCATTAGAAACAGGCAAATCATATGGTACACCACATGATTTAGCAGCATTATATGGTAAAGGACGTGTAGTTTCTGACCCAGGTAATGTACCAGCAGGATATAATAAAGATGTAAAATTAGGACGTCCTGAAGAAAAAGTATCAACTATTAACACTCAATATAATGCTTTAGGTAGAGATCGATTAGGTAGAAAAGATATGAAAGTAGATGATCAACCTGACTACAATAGTAAATCTTTAAACGAAAGTACTTATTTGAAAAATAAACAATTTGTTGATGAAATTGGAAAAAAATTAGTATTTCAAACAGATAAAGCAAAAGAATCGTTACTTAACGAAAATCAATTGCGAGATTAATCTATCTTTATATATTTATAAATAAAACCCTAAATTAAATGTTAGTAAAACATTCAAAATTTAAAAACACTGGAATCCTTTTTGAGCTTTTAGTTAGACAAATAACAACGGATACATTATCTGGCAAAGAATCTAAAGCTACAGATATATTAAAAAAATATTTTAGCAAAACTGAATTAGGACGTGAGTATAAACTATACGAAAATTTACTTAAACGAACCGATTTAA